AGGCATTAAATTAATTGCGGTTCGTCTAACACCTTAGGCGCGGCTTTGGTCTTGGCTTTGGCTTTATCGCCGTCGCCGTCTTCCTTCACAACAGTCGGATCTCTGTCGTAACCCGCTACCTCTTTATCAAGCGGGTTCCTCCAAACCACATCTGGATCAAGATTTACTTTAGGAGCGCGGAGCTCCATCTGCGGGTTCTTTCCTGGGAAAACATCCTCGACAACTGCAGCGCCGTATTTCAGCTGCAGGCGCTCTTTTTCCTCGCGCGCCGACTGATCAACCTCTGCAATAACGACAACATCGAGTACGGCGTCATCACCGTGGACATGACGTAAAACTTCAAGCTCTGGATAGGAAATCGGGTTAAAAGCGTCGCGCACAACTTCAGCGCGCATATCGCCGCCGAGCCTAACCTTACAAGATACAAAGTGCATTTTAATTCCTCACACTCAGGGTTTGCACGCTCTATTAGGCGAGGCCGGCAGTAAACCGCCGACCTCTATCTCCGCGCGCTGGAGTGTGCCAACAACGCGCAGAGAATTTCACGCTATTTAATATCAATAACGAGTGACGAATTAAGCTGCTGTGCAACTAATGCGCCGGTACTCGTTATTGAGCGATAAAGTAAAAATTGGTCGGCAGGTCTGCTCGGCGTATGATTATGGAGCCATTCACCTTCCATCTTCATCAGCTTGATATTTTTCATATCCAACCAATAGCACCGCTTCGACAGATTTAAATCGTCCAAACTAGGATCATACTGAAACTCACAACCCATGAAATTAAGCTTGCCGATAGACATATCTTGTCCAGAAGCAAAGCCCGTCTGCGAATACACCCCGTTAGCGCGCAACTCTTTCTCAAGAGCGTCGAGGAAGGCAGACCCACAGAATGCGTGCGTAGGCTTGCCGCCATACCGAGTCATTTGTCTGTATTCGAATTGAAGGACTTGAGCGAGAGCGCCGCCGTCAGCAACATTACTCGTTACAGCGTCGCCGCCGTGACCAGCAAGAGCAGGCGTAGCCGTCACAGCTGTTGCATAAGCTGCAGTGCGTGCGCGGTTACGCCACCACTTGTTAGCAACTGAATCCAAACCGCCGACAGTGCCAGCAGCTGGATTAGGGCGAACAAGAGCGCCAATGCCAGCAAGAGCTTTTGCGTCGGCAGTGCCGTCGCCATAAGCGAGCGTGTTCATTCCGCGTGCATACTGTTCGCCGAGCGCGAAGAGTTTATCCTCGAGCAGATTTACGAGAACAGTCAATTCGCGCTGTGAGTGATTGCTCGTACGCTCACCGTTTGTATCAACAACAGAGATGCCATCAATTTTTAACTCAGTATGCGTGAGTTGGATTCCAATATGATGTTCTGCCCACTTAAAGTTTGCTCTCTTCACATTTGCGGGATTATAGAAAACAACTTTATCGTCGTGAGTATAACCCTTGATGGAGTCATTCACGCCACCGGCGCCGAAATCGCCCTCTACTGCTAAACTCACATCTCCTTTACCACCTGGAAATGATTTAGCTTTGCTTTCCAAAGCATCCCAGAAGGGTCTCTTTTGAATTGACTGCTTAAACGTATCGCCCTTGTTTAAATAATAATCGAGGGCGCTATTCGCGATGTTCGCGACTTCACCAGCCGTAAATGCCATTATTCATACTCCTGCATAAGCAAACCGTGAGGCTTGCTCAGACAGCGCGTCGAGATTTCTCGATGCCCGATAAAACCGCTTCCATAAGGTTTTTAGGAGCCGAACGCGCTGCGGGGGTTTGTGGATTTGAGACGCCAGGCGTTGTCGCAGTTGGTCGTGATGTCGGCTGAATGCGTTTGAAGTAATTATTCGCTTGGTTGTAAGCCTCTTGCGCAATGCTTAAAGCTTCATCCCTGCTGTTAATTACGCCGCCGCGTTGCTTAATCATGTTGTCTGCGTAAAGCCTAACCATCTCGGCTTTCGCCTTGTAGTCGGGATCTTGTGCAGCGAGGCGCTGCTCATAAGCAGAAACTGATCGCGCTACGTCCTCGCGTGTTTGATGTACATGCTGCGACTCTTGTCGCTGCTGCATCTCTCTCATGCGTTGTTCGTATTGAGTGCGCTCGAACCGAGTCGTGGCAAAATCACGCGCCGCTTCTGACGTCATCTGCCCTTGCTCGACTCGCGACTGCAAATCGGGGGGCAATACTTCGCCAACAACTTCCTGCGCATGTCGGATTAACGGGGAAATAACTTTATAAAACCCGGCGTAGTCGCCGCGCGCAACCATCGATGTGAGGTCAAGCGCGAAAACAACATCCTGCGATGTTAAGTTATTTGCAGCCGCGTATTCCTGCATTTGCTGACCGATTTCAGCGTTTGGCCGAAGCGTCTCCAACTCACCTCTGAGCTTTTGACTTTCGCGCTGTAATCGTCGGATCTTTTTCTTTAGCGGCGCTGGGGCGCTCTCTGGCACCTCATCTTCCGCTGCAGAAGCTTCAGTCTCTGCCGACGACTCGTCGTCCTCGGCATCTTGATCGCCTTCCTCAGGCGCATTTTCTTGCGGCTTCGGTTCCTCGGCCTTTTCCCCCGATAAAGTAGGCTCCTCAGCTACCGTCGTAGTTTTGAGGACTGCTTCTAAGAGGCTCTCCTTGGACTGCTCGCTCGAACTCTCTACGGACGCCTCTGCAGGCGCCGAAGTCTCATAAGAAGTCGTCTCCGCGGGCGTTGCGCTCTCGGCGGCGGTGACTTCGGAATCTGTTCCTTCTATTTGCACACTTCATTCCTTTAGTTGTGTTGTAAACGAAAAACACCACTATGAGGTATTCCCATACCACATAAATTTTTAAAACTACATACCTGGGCCGCCCTGCATTGGCGGGGGTTTAGGCGCCGCGGAGGAGGGGCTTGGTGGTGGGGGCTTGGGCGCGTTATTGGCGCCTTGAGGCCCTTGGGCGTTTGGTGGCTGCCCGCCAGGCCCAGGAATATTTGGCCCAGAAGAGGCGCCATTCATCGCCGTAATCGATGGCTGCCCCTCGGAGATTATCGCCTCAAGATCAATCCGATCATCAAGCCGCTTAATGGCCTCTTTCGCTAATGCAGTCGGATTCACGCCAGGAATTTGCATTAAAATCGGCGCGAGTTTTTCAAAAGCCATGAGTTCCATTTGCTGATTAGGGCGCCCACTACTGCCAGCCTCAATTTCCAGCATCAATTCTTTTGACACTTCCGCTTTGCTTAGCGTTGGCCACATCGCGCCAGGGCCCACAATGCTTTTCACCGTCTCTTCAGAAACATTAAGCAAAAGGATCTGACCCGCGGCGCGTGCGATCGATGTCAGCGTTTCGTCAATATCATCTGTGGCGCTGCCCATCGCTGTCGATCGTGATGACGCCGCCACGCTTGTCTCTGTCGCCGTCTTTCCAGAAGTGCCGCCGAGATTGGCTTCCTGATCGCCAACTGCGCGCAACATATCCTCCCAAACCATATTTGTTTGATAGAGGTTTGGATCTAAGGGCACGCCTTTAAGCGGCTGCAATACTTGCTCAACATTCTGCTGTGGCTGCAAACCAGAAATGGAGATCAGCGCATTCACCGGGTGATTGCGCAGAGCGTCCAAATCATCATCAGATAAAAGGCCTTCCGCATAAACAATCTTTGGACGGTTGGCGAAACGATGTTCGCGCAAACCTTGTCGCGTGCGGTTTAATTCAAGCTGCATCGGGCGGATTAGCTGCACATCGCTCAGCGGATAAACCTGGCCCTCTGACTCATTAAACGCGACACAATACCAAGGCCAAAAGCGATCTGTATAAACATCAGGCTGCGCGGGCTCGCGTAAAAAATCCTTGTACCCGTCGCAGATTGTATAAACGAGGCCGTCTCGCTTGTTATAAACTTCCCACACAAGCGCGCTCTGCGAGTCTTTGTCAGAGATTTGATCGTCTGCGCTTGTGGTGTTTCCACTCGCCCAAGACGCCCAACTCGCACGCGCACGCTCGTAATCTGTGCCCGTATCGAGCCGATTATAGGCCGTGTACCCCGCGCCAATATCGACGCCATATGTTTCCTGGATTTCGTTCGGCGTTAAAATATATTCCTCGGCGACCCAATCGGCGCCAAGGAATTCTCGCAGCTGCACCGTGCGCGGATCAGGAATAACAGCCGTCGGCTTTGGATAAGAAAACATGAGGCCCTCGCGTACTACGAGCTCCTCATCTTTCTTCATATCCTCCAGCAAAATTCTAAGCTGCTCAGCCTCGGCGCTATCTGGCTGTATCTCATCATCGGCGAGATCAGCGCTGATGCGCTCTAAGGTCGAAAGGCGCTGCTGTACGTCTGCAATGCGCGAGTCAAAATCAGGGTTTTTGCCCATCACGCGCTGAAATCCAAGCTTCACCCAACCCACGCCCGAAGTCGCCGCGCGGCGGATAACAAGCTTCATCATGCTTTTAAAGGGCTGCTGTTGCTCGGAAAGCTCATATTCATAGAGCATTTCAAGCGTCTTCGCGATTTTCGTTTGCTGATCAATCTGCAGCTTAACTTGTTTCGCGTCCTCAATCACCGCCTGCGCTTCCTGCATCGCGACAGGATCTGGCATCTGCGGCGGCATCATCGGCATTGATGGCGGGCCGCCAGGAGTAGGCGCCGCTTGGCCTGGCATCATGGCGCCGGTCGCCGCTGCCATCATCATCATCTGCTGCGCTTGTTGCGCCATCTGCGCCTGCGCGAGCGTCTGCTGCGCTTTCTGCAGCGTCTGCATATTGCCGTCCCAAACTGTGTTCAACAGCTTCGGGCGCCGGCGACAAAGCGCCTTAGGATTTTTACAGTAAAGCGTCGCGACTTTTTGCTGAATATGCCGATGCGTGATGTTCGCCATATAGCGGTCATCCATGTCATCGTTAAACGCTGAAGCTTTAGTCTCCGAAGGCCACTGAGCTCCGGCACAAAATCTTTGATCTTTCTCCATCTGACGGAAGGCGGATTCCCAATGCCCCTTCGCTTGCTTCACCATCTTTTGCAATGAATCGACAAGTGCGCGCCGTTGCGCTGTCGGCTCCGGCGCATCGCGTTCAACAACCTTTTGCGGCTCAGCCGGCGGCGCCAACTCTATCTCCGCACCTTCCATCGGATCGCCAAGATCCATCGGGCCTTCCATCATGAAATCTGGATCGCCGATTGCCATTTACCAACCTCCATTGCGCGTCTTAAGAGCGTCTTCACGCCGGCGCGTATCTTTCTTTAACCAGCCAAAGGTCATAACTTTCGGCTGTTTTTTAACGGGGCGAACGCCTGATGGACGCACGGTCTTTGCTAAGCCCAATCCGATATAGGCAAGCGCATCGGCAAAATCGTCGTGGGCGCCATAAGGAAACGTCGTTAACTGATGTCGCGCTTCCGCGTACCACGGCGCGAATGTTGGCACATAAATCTTGCCCATAGACATGCGCGCTTGCGTTGATTGCGCTCGCGTCATCTTATCATGCACCGGCGTAATTTCATCGATCGAGCAATAAACGCTGCGCTCAAACATTCGCTTGCGCAAGAAAGGCCCTATCGATTTGCTGATATGTCCGCGCTCCGCCCACCAATACATCGGCTTATATTTGTCCATCAGATCAATCATTTTCTCAACGATAACATCCGACGGATAGCGGCCCCAAACAACATCATCCATAATCCAAAGATTATCATCAGCATCAACGCCGACAGGGATGAGACATGATTTGTCGCGATCTTGTTTGACAGAAACGGCGTGATCGCTCGCAATGTAAAATCTCAATTCATCATTGCGCGGGCGATCTGTTGGCTTGGTATAAACGCGCAGCTTTTCGGTATTAAAGAAATTCCCCGTCAGTGGCGTTGGCGATCCTTGATACAAAGCTTGAAAGCCGCGAGGATCTGCCTCGCGTAGTTCTTCAAGATATGAGACAGGAAATCTTTCCGGCCACAAAGCCTCTCCGTGCTTTCTTCCTAAAAGATCGTCATCGCCGGCGATCGCGGGCAGATCAATAATTTTCCACTTCTTTGCCTCAGCTGCAGAATAACAAGGATTAAGCTTATCAGTCAGACGACCCACGAGATCATCCTCGTGCCAGCGAGTCTGAACTACGCATATGGCGCCGGTCGCCGTCATCAAACGAGTCTTAAGGACTTGGTTGTACCAGTTCCAAAGTTTCTCGCGCTTCGTTGGACTGTCTGCGTCCTCTCTACCCTTGATCGGATCGTCGAGTAAAATGACGCTCGAACCTCTGCCAGTTAGCGATCCGCCAACGCCAGCAAGAAAAACTTTTCCGCCGGCTTCTGTCTCTAATCGATCGACAGACGCCGCGCCCGATTTCAAAGCAACATCAGGAAATATCTGACTGTAAATTGGATCTTGAATAATTCCGCGAATGTCGCGCCCAAAATCCCAGCTGAACGATTCATTGTACGTTGCAACAATAACGCTCTT